AGGATAATCTATGCCAATTTCGCCATCATGATCACAATAGTTATCAATCATTGATTGTATTTTTGAGTGTAAGTTTTCGTAATCTTCATACTTAAAAAGACTACTGCTACTGATTCTTTGTAAAAAAGAATCTCTCATAAAAATAAGTTCTTCTTTAGTAAATTCATTCATTGCACATGCCCACATTTTTCACAATGCCAGACATTTATTGGCTTTCTGTGATAGAAGTCAATCATTTGTTGCGTCCTATTTTTCAAAGCCATTGTAAGACAAGAATAAGGCGTAACGCCTCCCTTTGTCATATACCTCAAGCATCTATTTCATTCATCTTTAGATCCAACCCCATCAAACCATTCCTGTGCGGTTTCTAAGTTTTTGAAATACAATACGTCAATCATTATTCCTATAGAGTTTATTATGGAAATACAATATCCATGCCTATCTTCATGATGCAATATATAATGCATTTTTCTATAAGTTTTTTCTGCTAATTTTTCAGTCATTATTGCTTCCTAAAACCAGTGAAACCCATGGGCAATAACAGCAAGCATCCCCGCAAACCCACTAACCATAAAAGCAGACAACCCAACAATCATACCAATTACCCATCTAAAATCTGATTTAACATCACGGCTAAAATCTTTTAAGTCTTGCTTTATTTCAATCAAAGACTGGTTAATGTGCTCTATTGATTGCTCAAGCAAAGCCACTTTTGTTTCCAGGTGCACGGGGTAATGTTTAATGTTTTCTTCATGCTTCTTCTTCAATTACATCTCCAAATTAATAAGTGACAATCGGCAGGAATTGCACCTGCTATATATTTCAAACCAAACGCATCACCCACTATCTTCCACACGTTAATTCGTGCGCTAATGTGAAGTTGGAATGGTTACCACAAGTATGACGATCAATGACCTGCCTAAGATAACTTTACGCAACTCTGATCTAGCGCCCTTGTTATATCCTCGTCTGTCGTGTCACTGTCCACGATGCGATTGTCATGATTCATACACTAACTACTTTCACAAATTTTTTACACATAGAGCATTCTCTCATTGCGCCTTTTGTTACTCTTGAACCATCGTCTTTGTTTTCATAAACATAAATTAATTTATCCCCAAGATTATGTCCCAATAACTTACATTTCAACCACATAAACACTTGGTGCCTCCTGCATAATTTAAGTATATCAGCTAAATTCCCACTTTGGTTTTTTAGCATGCAATCCAAGAATATTGTATATTGTCTTTCGTGAAACATTGAGAAGGTATGCAGTACGCTTTATGCTCTCACCTTTTTCTATATATTTCCTGGCCTTCTGTACTAGCTCAGGCGTTGTCTTACATGGCCTACCCATGGGACGACCAGCGGCACGCGCGGCCTCTATTCCCTCCCGTTGGCGTGCCTTTATCATAGAGCGCTCAAACTCAGCAAAGGCACCCATCATTTGAAGCGTTAGGTTTGCCATAGGGTCTTTGTTTGAATTGAATGTAAGGTTTTCCTTGATAAACTTTACCGATACGCCTTTGGATATAATCTTTTCTACCAATTCTTGAAGGTCACGCAAATTTCGTGCCAACCTGTCAATACTGTCAACTACGAGTTGATCGCCTTGGCGCACGTATTCTATGCAATCGGCAAGCCCCTTCCTGTCTGTTGTATTCCCGCTCATGATGTCGACAAACTCCTTGTCTAGTTTTATTCCCTGCAATTGCCTTGCTGTGTTTTGGCTGTTCGATGATATGCGAATGTATCCCACTACTTGATGTGTCATTCTTTATCAAACCCCCAAAATTCATCCATTTCTTTTATATGATCTGGGTTTTCTTGAGAATTGTAATGATTAGCAATGTCTTCATAGGAAGATCTATTTACAATATACCTCCTTGTACAATCACATCCATTATCATAGCCAACAAGCTCATATTGCTCACCAAAAACAAATCCACAGGGATAATCACACATGCTGCATCTATGAATGTTCCATTTTATGGGCTTTATTTCTTTCGCTGCTTTTTTGAAGTCATCCGCTGTTTTCATTTAATGACCTCTAAATAAAATTATATTTATGCAAAAGTATAGGGATAATAATCCCTGAAACAACAAGGCCAATTATCCAGTTAAATTTGCTGTTTATTGTATCGACCTTGTGCTCAAGCTTTTCAAACTTGTAATCAATGTGTTTGAACAATGCATCATGAAGCCTAAGTTTAACCTCATGCTCAATATGGTTTTCTTCTGATTTAGTAAATGCCATTTTAGTGCCTCACGAATTAATAAGTGCATTAGGAAGGAATTAAACCTTCTATCCCGAATAACGGAGCTGATTTATGCATAAAGGAACCGGGCAACCCTCTGCGACCGTCCATTGTGTGTCACGTCCACACCGCTAATGCACCAAAGCATCATACCACCTTTTTACACATTGTCAATAATTATGGTGTGACTTGATTAATAAGTGTTCTTAAGGGCATAGAAGACCCTTTTGTGAAGAAGTATACCTTAGTTACATAGATTAATGGCTATTTACTCTTAAGGTTAATTTTATCAAAGAAAGTAAACTTCCTCGTTCCGTCTTCTTTATAAACGTCCTCATATTTAAGAAATATTCCTTCGTGGTCTTTGCATAAATTATAAGCGTTTGGAACGATAAGGTACCCAGGAATTGCCATATATTTAGTTGTTATTGATTCTTTGTCGCATAATAGACAATTCATTTTATCTCCTTAATTCATACCATTTCGCGGTAATTAACGAAATGGTACACTTATACATTTTAGGACAAACATGTTCGGACTTAAAAAGAAGAAAGTCACGTCAAATATTGATATAGGCAGTGAAGTTTGGTTTTGTTGTTCAAATTATTATGAACCGGAAATTATTTCAGGAATAGTTCAAAAAATATATGCATCAAAATCAAGAGGCAATATATCCTTAGAAGTTCTAAATAAAAAAGGATCTGAGTACAGCGGAGATAAAGGTGCTTTCTTCAAATCCAAAAACGAATGCATAGACCACTGGGTCAATTATCTTGGTAGCATGAGAGATAGGGAATGAATGATTTCACGAAAGAAGAAATCATATGGCTATACGAAGACATTGGTTGTGACTTGGAAGAATATCAGCAGCCGGATATAGCGTATAGGATACATGAGAAGTTAAAGAAAATGGTTGATAACTATTGTGAGCACAAAACGCACGTTATTTTTTCCGGTGACATGCTTATATGCGATAATTGCAAAGAAAGGATATAATCGATATAGCTCGTCTACCATGATGTAGAAGTAGTAACGGGTGCGTCTTATGGCGCATCCAGACAAGTTTCCTCTAGTTGCATTTTATTTGCTTCATTTATCAGTTTTGACAATGTAGTTACAACAAACCTATTTCTTTCAATTGGATAAATCTTAGCGTATTTATTAAATTGCTGTATCGCATAAATAAGATTCTCTTCAAGAATTTCTTTTGACCAATCTTCATCCATTTAACAATCTCCCTTTATATCGCATCCAGTTCCATCCAGTGAGTAAAAGGCATTGACATACCATCAGGTAAAGATTTGCAGAAACAAGCATAATCAAATGCTTTGTTGTTCTCATCAATTCCTGTAATTATGTCCTCTACATGTAAGTCATAATTTCTACCCTTTACAGGAAATTTTTCTGGGTATTTTTCATCAAACTTAATCCAAGACATTTAACATCGCTCTTTTAAACAATTAACAAATATGTTACTACAATGTAGATAAATAATGAATTGCTTAGTTTTCGTTAGTTAACATTTGAAATTTTATGATTTAACAAATCATGATGTCTGCAGGAATCAATTTAGATATGATTTATATAGGAATTAACATTAAAGATTTTTACATTGAAGACCACCACCATGAAATCCCCCGCATTCTAGACATTTTCTACTAGCTTGAGGAAATGTAATTCCAATACCATAAGCTAATTCATTGCCTGTGCCTGTACCTGTGCTTGTCGTTTGTGGCTTACAATGACATTGTGGCACATAAGGTGAATAAATCGTATGGCACCTAGGACACTCCCATGGATTAAACATTACTTAAGCCTCGCGCACAAAATTCTTTTAATTCAGACATCTTAAACAAAGTCGGTGCATTAGCAAACCCCTCCCAATGCTCACCCACATCAAGACATGCCATAAGCTTAAATACCGCCCTTCTATGGATGCATGTAAAATCTTGAAGTTCAAGACACTTATCAATAGCCGTCTGTCCAAAGTAAATATCTTTTCCAAACTGAATTGCTATTATTTCGTCAAGGTCTTCTGGGGTCATTATTAATAAAACTCTCCGCATTTAATACACTTTCCGTCATATTGATGTTCGCATTCAAGTGTTGTCCCATTTGTTTGTTGTATTAATTCTTTCTTTACTTTATAGATTTTTTTATAGTAAAGATCATCAATTCCATTTTCTAATCTTTCCCATACATTTTTCAAGCATACTTGAGTCACAATAGATATGCTTCCATCTAACATTAAGGCCTGTATGGTTGCTGCTGCCATTCCTAGTAAGATAGACATTTTGTTGCAGCGGTCAATTAGAATTTCTAATTCAGACATCCTTAAACAATCCTGGCAATATAATGGCTAAGCATAATAACTGAGTAATAATTTCTAAATCGCTGTAATGAAAATGCTTCATAAATATACCGCTTAATATTGATGCCGCAAAATAACATGCAACCTTGTAATTGAGCCAGTCTTTCTTAATTTCCCGAGTAATCCAATTTATAAAGCCATGAGTTTTCTTTGTATTATCACAAAACATGCATGGCTTATTATTTATTATCCCCATACAGCCACAATTGGCACACCTGGAAACTTCAATCATTGTTCATATATCCGTTATCAATTAACCAGGATGCCATCTTAGACAATGCGTCTTCAAGACTTGGTGCGGCTTTATGCTTCAACACCCTTTCAAAGCCCACAGCACAAAGTTCTTCAGATGAATAAGTATCACATACATACTTAACTATGTACTTAATGTTCTCTGTGCTTCTCTTCATTATCTGCAACCAGTAGCCGTTAAATGGGTGGTCTTTTTGCGTGTCTATATAGGCAGGCAACAACTCTAGTAGTTGGTATAAATCCAATGAATTGGGCATTTCTTTGTTTATATGCCTTTCCGTCTCTATTTCAAGACCATCTACGTTTATTTTCATTATGCTTCCTTCAATTCATTCACATTACTTACCAAAATTTATACAAAAAATGTAAAATTGAGTAAATGAAAATCCCATAAATAACGTAATCTTTTAGCACTGTTATTACAGCCAATGCATGGTTTATTTCGCCAAACATCATTACTCCTTGAACCTGCATGGCTCAATGCCAGGGTTCATCTCGTTCCATTGTTCATCAGTTATTTCTCTGTTGTCGCCAAAAACACGAACATATATTCCACTACCGCAACTTTCATCAAAAGGCTTTTCTTGAAACCATTTTTGTATGGCAAGCATCCAGTCTGCACGGCATCTTTTGCAGACACGAATGGTATAGAAAGCAACTTCATCATCATGGTCAATATATTTCATTGATTGTTTATCAAGGGGTATTCTGAGTTCTCCCATGTCATAAAAGCATTCCATCCTTAAGGTTCTTCTATCTTCATCATATTCTAAACACCTTTGACATTGTTCCAACTTTTTCCCCTAATGCTCAACCGCAAAATCAAAAATCTCAACATCAAATCCCTGTTTTTTTGCCGATAGGACTAGACACTTTAAACAATAAACTTTTACCAATTTTGGCATACTTTCACGCTTAAGGCGCTTCTTCTTACTCACCCACATGTCATCTTTGCATTCAGGGCATTTCTCTATGATGCAATCTATCTGATCAGGCGGATGTGAAGGACATGCTTCCACAGGAATGCATCCTATGTAGTAATATTTGTCTTTTATCTTCATTTAAACGCCCTATCGCACTGGTTGCAGTATCGAAGCTCCGTGATAGAATAATAGTGTGTTTTATTTTTATACCACTGCTCATGCCAAGGGTAAGAAACTATGATATTGTGGCCAGTAAGCAAACATTTTATTCTTTTTTTCAGCTTAGAGAGTTTAGTTGGTCTATTATTTTTTTGCATTCTTGTTCCATGTATTCGTAAGTACGATGTTCGCCATATTTTTCCATTATTTCTTCTGTTTCATCCATGTATAACATCTTTGCTCTTGATATCGATTCAAAATATTTCATTGCTGTTTTCTTGCATGGAGAATCCATATGGTGCATAGCATCAAACCCAACCCAAACGTCATCACATGGAATATCAAGCAACGATTTCGCATCATGGTCATTTCCGAAAAATGTAATTCCGCCATGGCATCCTAGGCCTATCTCATCCTCTTTGTTCTTTTCAGCCTCTTCAGTACTTAAGGCTACATATCCGCACCTATGTCCCCTGCTTGTAAATGTAATCAGGTATTCGTGGTCTTTATATTTGCCGCCACCCTCTATGACTATCTGTTGGCTTACAGGAAGGAATTCTTTATCGCCTTTTAATTCTAACAACTTTGTAATGCAGCTCATTTTCTACCTTACCAAAACTTAATAATAAAGTGCACAATACAGTATATAACAATAGTGATAAAAATATATACAGATATCTTTCCAATTAGCTCTGCAATTAGCTCATACATTGCAAGCCTTGACGCCTTTCTTTTTGATTCACGCAATTTATTCTCTATTTCATCTCTTTCAGACAACCATTCTTTGCAGGGTTTTTCGTCGAACATCAAAACTCCTTCGGCAATACTTTGGTGCGCTCCATCATTTCATCGTGAATGGGCTTAATTTGGTCTTCTGGGTCATCATCTTTCTTGTCTTTTACTTCACGTGGGCCTAGACGTGAAATTTCCCATTTGAAGTTGTTGCCCCTAGCTATTGCTAAGCTTACTGAAGGAGGGTCTATTCTTTCGTTTCCCTCTTTGTCAGTGAAATGAACAATGTTTTTAAGCAAAATATCATCCAATTCTTCCACTTTTAATAACATTTGTGTTTTTTTTGCTTCCAAATACTTGGATCTGAACTCTGGCTTCTTGTAAAGCCATGTTTTAACTGTTCCAAAGCCTGGGAGATCATCATACTTCTCGCATATATGCTGAAGACCAATAGGGTTAATGGCTATCCTCTCACAAATCAGGTCTGCCATTTCCTCGTTATAAATTGTGGGCCTTCCACCAGGATGTGCCATATCAAACCCTATCGTAAGCTTCATCAAACATCTTGACCGCAGATGCACGCGTAATGCCTGGGTTCAAGTCCATAATCTCTTTTATCGCAGTCCGGTAAGAGCTGCTTCTTTTATCCACAGGCACCGGAACACTGGTTTTTTCCTGGCAGGATACTTCGTCATCCCCGCAATTGCAATCGGTCGACATCATTCCCTGGCCTAAGTATTTCCCCGTCCCATAGCATTTTGTGCAAACCATACATTTTGTCCTCAGTTAGTAGCCATGAAATCATATCATGAAGTTGTTTTTGCATCACGATCCAATAGTTCTTTTTTACAAATCAAATCGCTAAGATCAATAAGCAAATTTCTAATAGAGTCGCGAAAACACATTAAACGTTCCTTGGACATATAGACGCTAATATCGTTGTATACTTCACAACCAATGCCAACTTCCAAGGAAACAAAAAAACTTTTTTCTTTTGTTTCACATACATTAATTTCTATAAATGACTCATTTTCATTCATTAAAAGCTACCTGTTGTTATTGCCAACATAATCTAGCATCCCATTGTCGCGCCAAACCGCGATAGCGGCCTCTAGTTCAACGATCGATATCAACCCCTTCGTCATGTCTTCCTTGTCTTCAGGACTCAGTAATCGGGTTGCTATGAGCCTTGGAGAGACTCCTAACTTTATGCCTGCATTAAATATCATTGTTTGGCATTCTTTCTTGGTCATTGAGTAATTTTGTTACTTATTTTGTTTTCAGATATAGAAAGCAAGTGCTTGTGATATTCTTTGGGTGACATTCCAAGCTTTGTCCTTTCGTTATCTTGTTCCATTTTAATCTTTTTTAGGTCTATGGTTATTGGTCTTAATGAAAGGAGATCTCCAATGCTCTTTGCGCTTTCTATTTCTTTTCTCTTCTCTTCCTGTGCCTTTATTTCACGTTCACGAATCTTTTGCTCATTGGCAGCACGCTCTTCAGGTGTAGGGTATTTTAATGCAGGCTTCTTCTTTTCCTGTATTTCCTTTTCCCAATACCTAATCTGCATTCCTTGCCATCCATTTGCTACCATTTGCTCAAAACAGTCCTGTGGGCAAAGACCTGCGTCTTGAAGCCCCTTCATTACTGACAATGAATTTTTCCAGGCAGTGGGTGTTATCGGCGCACGTTTAGACTTTCTTATTGCCATCCAATCGCGAAGCAATTGAGGATGTATGTTGAAAGGATTGTCTTCTAGCATTTCCTCAAAAGAAAAAAAAGCTGTTTTCTTCTTAGGGTCCCCTTTAGGGGATATAGGGGTTTCTTTTTCTTTTTTTTCTAAAGAAGTTGATCTTGTATTTATATGGGGGGTCATTTCACCATTGTATGGTTTTTTGATACCGTGGTCCTCATCCACAGTATCATTTTTGATACCGTGGTGTGAGGCCAGTGTTAATGCGGGTTCATCCACAGTATCATTTTTGATACCGTGGTTTTTTGGATCCGCCACCAAAAAGTTATCCACAGACCCACGCGAACATGTATCTTCAGTATCAAAAACGATACCGCGGTAATTGTCTGCGTTTGAGTCAAATTTAGAACCATTTAATACAACAAGCCTAAATTCAGTTAACTTTCCATCTTCTCCTCGCGCTGGGTGATACTCAATTAAATTGCATGCACTTAAGTAACGCATATGACGTTTATAGGTTGCTTCGCTTATATCAAACCTTTTCATTATCTCCCACTTGCATGGCTTCCATGCCTCAGGTTTGCTTTGAAGATAAATCCATATAAAGCCAGCAAAAGGGTTGGAGCAATCCTGAATTACTTTGTTGCATATCATTGTGAAAGGAAGATGTTCTTTTTCGAATTCTTTGAAATTGTATTTATGAATGTTTATGTCGACTACTTTTTTGGCTTTTTGTGTTTTTGATGATTTTTTGCTTTCGGTGTTGTCATTGCTGTAAGTCATGGTTATAATTCCCTGGTGAGTCTAGATTATGTCCCTACTAAGGACTAGTAAACGTTCGGACAATGGACACACATTTACGTCGTTCACCAAATAATGGTGTCCGTATGTTTTAATCCCACTTGAAGTCACTTGGCGGTGCGTGTTCAAGGGGTACGAAAATCCATTTGTAGAGGCAGGACGCCTCGCATCTCTCCTGCTAACACAAGATACAAGCCTTAACGAACCCAAAAAACTTATATCCCTAAGCGATAATATACGCCCATAACTATGTGCTTATCAAGAGCACATCAAACGAACTAGCAAGAACGAAATCCCACAAGAACATCCTAGAAACCGAAAGAAACTTGTTAAAGAAACGTTCCGAAAGCAAAAAAAACCTGTAAATATTTATTTTGCGTGATTCATATCGGCTTTAAAACGCCTGTTTGTTTTGTGCTCAATAAAGCATTGCATCTTAAATGGAATGTGTCCGGCACGTAGCCATACGGCATATGTGGTAACACCCAAATCTAATTCACGCATCATCTTTGTCCAAGACCCATAATGCGCCTTAAGCTCCTCAATCCTCATCATCGTTTCCTTGTCTTTTAATGTAAATTGTAATAATAATAATTAGTAATACATATAATCACCAAAAATAAATATATTGTATTTGAGTAACTTAAACAATAGATGTAAAGAAATTTTTTCTCTGTTATAAATTGCTGTATTTTTTATGTACCACGAAAGTTTTTCTCGGTTTTCTCGTTTGGTCGTAGATGTACTTTTTCAACTAAAACAAAAGAAAGGATTGGAAAATGAAAGAATCAAATTCTTGGCTTACACCTGCGAAAGCAGCAGAATTGCTTGGATGCACATCTAGGGCCATCACTAACTACATTAATCGTGGAAAGCTTTGTGCTACTCGTGAAGACGGGAAATTCTACATAGAAAAGTCCGAGTTTTTCAGGGTATTCCCACAAGCGCACGCCAAAGAACAAGAAAGAAACCCACAGAACCAACGGCAAGAAATGGAGAGAATGAAGCAAGAAAACAGTATGGTAAAAGAAATGTCACAGATGAAAGACCGCGAGATAGAATTCTTGAAGTCCCAGATAGAGGCATACAACAAGAAAGAGATACAGCTCATAGAGGCCATAAACAGCCATACAAGGCTACTTGAATTTAAGGAAGTGGGTATGCCTAAGGTTATAGGAAACGTTTCCTGGTGGCCATTTAAGAAGCGTTAGGCGCAATCTTTTTTAATTACGAAAGATATAGAGTCTACAATCTGTTGTGACACGGACTGTATAAGCTCAGATGAAAGTGGCTTGTTGAAATGACATGCCATATTAGATTTTACCAAAGAAAATAGTTTTTCTTTGTCTACAGAAATTAGAGGGTGTCGTTCGTTCGCTGCTCTCAAAGCAATCATAGTAGTCCTTTAATGGATTGTTAACTTGAGCATATAACAATTAATCATAAATACCAAGCCTAAACTTAATGGAATCCTTGTCTAAGTCTATTGGCATATTGACCCCTGTTATTTCATTAATTCGCAATTGCTGCTTTACAGGAATAAAGCCCTGCTTTTTCCAGCGGACAAGGTTTGTATATGCAATATCAAGCTTTTTGCACATCTCGTATCCGCTTTTAAAGTGGCGCAAGGCCTCATCTATAGTCATATGTCTTATTATAATGATTGTTAGTGTCGACACTATAACATAACCGAACATAAAAGCACTAATTAAAAATATGTAACTTTTGTTATAATAACAGTTGACATTATATAACACATGTTACATAATAGCCTCATCAACAACAAAGAGAGGCAATAAAAATGAAAGACGTAAAAAAACATGATATTCTGAAAACTCATAATGATTATGAAACAACCAATGCCAGAACGAAGTACGACGAGATTGTGAGCGATCCGTTTGGCATTGAAGATAGACGCAAAGGATTTGCATTGAACCATGAGAAGAGCCTTGAAAACTACATAGATGAACTTGTAGCGAACAGGGCAAAATACATTGATGGACGATTTGAACTGTCTTTCGATAGTTTGGCAGAACATCACAAGAACGAAATAGCCCACCTATACATAGAGTATTCAGATAGGGACTTATCTGAGTGTATCTATGGCGATGATGTATCAATCAATAGCGAATTTACCTGCACCCTTCTTTCTATGCTTAAGAATGATTCGAAAGAATCACGTGAGAAGTTTGCAGAAACCACAAGAACGAACATTCTCAAATACTACGAACGTGAGTTTCAAAGGCTTATAGATGGTGCTTGTGACGTATATCTAAATAATTCCATGGAAGAGGCTGGTATGTATGCCAGACAAGACAGAGACACCGGTGACATTTATTGGGGGAAAATTTAATGACAAGAGGCAATGAAAACTCCCACATGATAAATGGAGAAGAAATACACACTTTTTATGATCATGAAAGGGCTTTCTGGGGATGCTGTCCCTGGATAGCCATACATGATAGTTACGATGGTGCAGATGGTGGTAGCCCTTATGGTGAAGGCTCTACTGAACAAGAGGCAATTGATGAACTAATAGAAAAATTGGAGATATAAATGCTGAACAAAGATTTTTATGAAAAGGTGCTAAAAAGGGAGTTTGTGACACCAGAGAAAATAACAATGTGCGATGTTCCAGATGTAGAAGAATACAAAGGATATGAGTGTTTCGGGTGCGGGAGAACAGCCGAACAAATAAACAAAGAAGATGGTTGGACAGACTTTGATTTTGAAGAATGTTCCCGAACAACAGTAGAAGGCAATTGGTATTGCCATATAGATTGCTTTAGAGACAGTAGATAAGAAAAGTGGAGACATAAAATGAACCTAGAACTAAAAGAGAAAATTTGCATCATGAGCGAAGAGATGAATACGCGCGTGTCATATGAACTTACTTTTCTGTGTGATAACGAGACAGGCATGTTTACTGAGGCTCACAGAGTTTCACCCCGTGGTTATGAACCCATATATATGCCATCAATGGGTAGGGTTTTATCGCTAACCAGAGAGGACTTTATAAAGAGGGAGGGTAGAAATGGCTCTTAAAGCAAAAAAGCCCGCGATGATAGAGTCGCGGCTTAAAGCACTTTTTTATGGCAATGCCGGAGTCGGTAAAACGATGGCAAGCATACAGTTCCCGCGTCCTTATATCATTGATACCGAAGGGTCTACAAATAAGCCTCAATATGTCAAAGCTATTGATAATGTGGACGGTGCGGTTCTTATGACTGTTGACTTTGATGAGATGGTAAACGAGGTGAGAGAGCTTCTCACAACAAAACACGAATACAAGACCTTGGTAATAGATTCATTGACTCTCTTGTATAACGATTTGCTAGAAAAGGCAGAGAGAAAAGTAGGTACCGAGTTTGGGAGGCATTATGGAGAGGCAAATAAACGAATGAAACAGCTCTTAAATTTGCTTTTCAGATTAGACATGAATGTGATCATTACATCACACTCAAAAAACGAATATGGGGCAAATTTGGCGGTTTTAGGGCAGACGTTCGATTGTTATAAGAAACTGGACTACCTTTTTGATTTGGTTTTCGAGATACAAAAGCGTGGGTCTAGTCGGGTAGGAATCGTGAAAAAATCCAGGATAGAAGAGTTTCCAGATGGAGACACAATACCGTTTTGCTACGATGAAATAGCGCGTAGATACGGAAAAGAAGTCCTGGAAAGAGATGCCATTGCTCAAGAGCTAGCAACTCGTGAGCAGATTAAAGAAATACATAGGCTCATAGAGTTATTGAAAGTACCTGAAGAAACCTATCAAAAATGGCTAGACAAATCTAATTCTGATAAGTGGTCAGACATGCCGGAATCAGCAATACAAAAATGTATCGATTATCTTAAAAAGCGTATAGAAGGAGAGGCAGCATGAGATTTAACCCAAAGACTGAAGAAGAAGTACAATCAATGAATCTTTTAGAGCCTGGTACGTATCAATTCCAGGTTATAGATGCATCCAATGAAAAGTCAAAAAGCGGCAATGATATGATAAAGCTTACGCTTAATGTATGGGGAAAAGATGGAAGCTCTCATCATATTTATGACTACCTTCTTGAGGCATTAGCATATAAGCTTAGGCATTTCTGCTCTAATACAGGGCTTATTTCAAGATACGAAAGAGGAGAATTGACAGCAGAAGATTGTTTAGGAAAAGAAGGGGCTGTTAAGATTGAAATACAGGAAGGGAAACTCAAGGAAAACGGCGAACGATATCCATCAAACAACAAAGTAAAAGACTATATAAAATCGGGAGAAGGTTTTTCTACTACTGCAAGCATGAAACAATTTGAAAATGAGGACGTGCCATTCTAGAGGTCACCTGATATTTTCCCGTCCCAAAAGCAATACCATGAAACAGTTTCAATCGCCTCATCTAAAGACCAGCAGACTTTAGTAAAAAAGTTCTGCTGGCTCATATCATCTAGGAAATCCTCTTGTTCAAAGGACAATCGACCTTTTGCGCTTTTAAGCTCAATCCATGCGCCACCAAAACCGTGGCGCGGTATGGCTATGAACAAGTCTGCAACACCAGGACGCATGCCCATGGATTTTAAAAGCCTTCCATAGTTGTAGGTGCGCTTTCCCTCATTAGGGATATGCAATACAAAAGGCGCAATTGAAGGACGAAGCCTAACCCATTCCATTAGTGCCTTTTGTATAGAGGATTCAGTAGCATCCCCCGATTTTAATGTCGTGCCTTGTGCCATTGATTAGGTGTATTCGGTAATAAAAACAAATCCTGCGGTTCCATTGCCTCCAGCTGCGGTACCTCCAGCATTTGCTGAGGCACCACCACCACCACCAGCACCAAACCCTGTAGCAGCGTTCCCTGTTCCCTGGGTTCCCCTACCGTTTCCCCCTCCACCTAATGGACTATTTGCTCCATTTCCTGCAGATCCGCTTGCATTTGCAAGTACAGTTGTAGTTCCTGGAGATCCTGTTGCTCCTGTAGCGGCAATATCTCCAGTTCCGGCAGTCGCCCCTGTACCTCCAGCAGCACCAGCAGCAGAAGTAGGACCACCACCACCGCCATTAGCTACACATATTGAACCTACAGAAGTCGCAGTACCTGCATTTCCTGGGTTGGCTCCCGCAGAACCACCTGTACCCAAGGTCCCAATGGTTACAGTCTGAGAAGCACCCACTGTAGCGGCAGTGGCTACAGTTCTTGAATATCCCCCAGCTCCTCCGCCACTTCCAACCGCTAAGCCACCGGCACCGCTATTAGCAGAACCGCCACCACCACCACCAGCGCCCCAGCACTCAATGACGCAATACTGCATTCCAGATGTAGGCGTATAAGTACCATTACCAGTAAACGACTGCTTAGTGACGGTGTGTATAACACCAGTACAGTTAGCCAGGTTTCCAGATGTTGGCGTTCCAAGGACAGGTGTCGTAAAGCTCGGGCTTGTAGTTCCCGCAAAAGACCCAGTACCAGACTGGCCTGAGAGAGTTGTATTTACCGCATTATTTGTGGCCATAATGATATATCCTTATACTATAGTTAATCCTAATGATTGGGGTGCGCCAAGTACAGTCCATTCTGTGTTGGCGGCCGTGCATATAAGCTGTAATGAGTCCTTGGCGTTTGTTGAAGAAACAGAACCACCAGCCCCCAGTGTTGATGATGTATTTCCTATGACAACTTGCTGTCCTGCGCCCTGTGCAATTGACCACCCACCGGCACCCTTTCCAATAACGTCTATCTCGTCGCCCACTGTGCTTGATGCGGGCAATGTTAGAGTCACAAGCCCCGCATTATTAGCTATATACCCATTGTTCCCTGCCATTGTTTGAGATGTACCAGTTACAGTTGTCCACCCAAAACCTGCAAGGCCTGTTGCTGTAATCGTTATAGTGCCTGCACCATTGGTTATGCTGATATTTGACCCTGCTGTAAGTGTGGTCAGTGCTGGAAAGGTGCCTGTTGATCCAATTCGCAACTGGCCATTTGTAGGGCTTCCTATAACTGTTTGCCAAACGGCTGTGCTTGATGTACCTGAGGTCGTACAAACCCACATGATATTATCTGTAGTGTCCCAGCACATCTGATAAGTAGAACCCGCAACAGAGCCATTTGGATTGCCTGCATTTGACAATATGACATTTGATTGGAACAGCGTGTAAACTTGCTGCAAAGTCTCCTGAACAGATAATCCTAGATTAGAAGGCGATACATATCCTTGTACTGCACAAATTATGTCGCTCATTTGGGCTGCCGACGTTGTAGGCAGCTCCGTAAACATTTCTTCTACGGCCATGACAATTCCTTATGCTACGGTTAAATTCCCTTGTACGGTCGTTACTGCAAACGTCGTGTTGGCTGTAACGCATACTATTGCTACAGAATCCCATTGGTTAGTACTTGTAAGGCTTCCGGCACTTGATGTGGCGGAATTTCCAAAGTGGCACGTTTGCCCCGTATTCATTGCCAATATCCAGCCACCAGCGCCTTTGCCCTGCACTGCGAATACTGAACCTTCTGCGGCAGTTGCAGGAATGGTGACGGTGGTCTGTGATGCATTAGATATGATGTAGCCATTGTTGACTACCGCTGTTTGTGTTGTGCCTGAAACATCGTTCCAAACCAGAGAACCAATGCCCGTGCTTGATATGGTGACAGAACCAGAAACGGAACTAATACTTATACCTGTGCCCGCTGTAAGAGCTGCGGCAGACGGGTCGCTCGAGGTCGTGCCTATTGCCAATTGTCCCGCGCCCAATAGAAGCCCTGTTTGGTTAGATGCAGCCTGGCTCAAAACGATGCTATGTGCTGCGATATTGGGTGAGGCGTTATTAATTGCATTATTAGTTGTCATTTTTAACTATCCTTAGTTTATGCCACTGTTAAGTTTCCAACACTGCTTACGACCGTCCATGTGGTATTAGCTGTTACACATCGAAGACGCACACAGTCCCATTGGTTAGAAGAGGAAAGCGCGCCTGTAACACCTACCGTAGTTGTTAGGTTTCCGTAATGTATTGATTGTCCGGCGGCTTGAGCAATCGTCCATCCACCCGCCCCTTTTCCGTTTATTTCCACCCAATCTCCAATGCTAGATGAAGCAGGTAAGGTGAAAGTCACAAGAGAAGCTCCTGCGTCACTCGTATAGCCTGTATTAATTGCGAGAGTTACCGAGTTTGTTGTCTGGTCAACCCAGGGATTTGCACCATTAGATGCGATTGTTATGCTGTTTGCGCCATTTGTAATGCTTATGCCTGTGCTTGCGGTAAGCGTGGCAGCTAAAGGCGCACCTGCTGTGTTTCCTATGACCACCTGGCCATTTGTTACGACAATTGGTGTTATAACGCCTGTTGCGTTCGTCGTAAGAACAGCGTTATGGGTTGGAAGCGTTGATAAAACAAACTGTGCTGAAAAGTTTGAATATGTCATTGCAGCATCGTCATTTGCAGCATAGGGAGATTGTCCGAAATACATAAGGTCAGTTGCGGCATTCGATGTAATTGGGTTGGTCATATAGACCTGGTTTATGTTCTTAGACATCTAAGTCCACCTCATAATAAAGTTAAATTCTCGCCATCCAGCAAAAGAAAGTTCGTACCATCAAGCAACAAGAAATAGCCTTCAACGATTGGAGGTACTGGGCTAAACTCAGGGTTATGTACCTGTCCCATAACGTTGTCTGTTGCAATTCGTATGGGTTTATCCATACGAAATCCATGGCAATAGCTGTCTCTTTCCATTCTCATTAGTTGTTACCCGTAGGCCATAGTTCGATGCCAACATCACATGTCGTATCATCTGTAATAACGCTTATTGTCCCACCAGCAAACACTGTTCTTTGGCCTGGGTTTAGGCTTGATGTAGTAGCAGCAAGTGTTGCTCCCGCTGGAATGGCCGCCGTGGCACCTGAGAAGTCCACGTATACATTGCCCCCAGGTTGCGTGCTAAATGCAGCAATCCAAGTTGCATGGCTTGAAGGGACTGTAATGCTTGTGGCATTGCCGTTTGTGAGGGTGGCACTATACTTTATTGATGCGTCAAGTGGTGCATAGGCGTTGTATCCTTGCATGTCACGACCGAATATTAATTGTCTAATAATTGACATCTATTTATCTCCGTATGTTTAAAAATTCCCTTAATTTCGACACGTTCTCGTGTCGTGTTTAAAAATCACAGTTTTATAAACATGTTGTAAAATGTTCCAGGTTGTGTAACGTTAAATGGGGTACTCGATCCTGTAGTACTTGTAAATGCATTTGTTCCTATAACCCCTCCTGGTACCACGTCTGCAGTGCCAGCACCAGATACCATAAATGTACCTGCAATGGTCAATGGTGTATGATTGTGCGCTGCAAGCTCACCCATTAATTGCGTATGCGCATATTCTCCTTCTGATGAACCTGTATACTGCAAATAAGCTGTTGTTGTTCCTGTTCCTGGGGTTCCGAAGCCTACAACTGTACCCGCCATAGCTGCTGCAAAAGATACGGCCACCTTGAATGTAGTGGTGCTAATAGGCACCACGTAATACACGAAGTTTGCAATAATGTTTGAATTTAAAGCACCTCCTGTATTTTGGAACGTAACGGTATTTCCAAGAAACAGGTTTAGTAAATTTGATGCTGAGGTAGTAAACAGAAGACCACTGGAACTAGAATCAGTTACGACCGATGACTGCCCTAATATGGTTGGTGTTGCAGCAAGCAACGCACTTAAAGGAACGCTCCCAAGCATTACCTTACCTATCATGCGAGTAATGGCAAGACGCCTATTTGCATTGAAGTCTGCTATAGCGCTACCACCATAATTAGTTGCAGACCCCGCGCTTGTATAAAGTTGGCATATTGGGTTTGAGTTAGAACCTGAATCATAGGGCTTCGCCAAATTCCAAAGCATGCTAAAAAGCTGCCACGTATCAGAGTTTGCACGAGTTGTGGAACTAGATGATGGGTTGCCAATTGTTCCGTCATTCATTGGGACCCATCCGTAGATCCATTTTTGATTAGAGTTATAAAAAGGATTTACGCTTACCCTAATGTCCCCGGTGCGTGGGCTATTGATGATTGAATCAACTTGGTCATAGGTTTGATAATCATTGTTCGGGATAATGTTGTTTGTTAGGTAAATAGATGGCTTTGTAAAGTTTACAGTGGCAACAGCATTCAAAGGCATTTGCACCTGTAGATATAAGGCATCATCCGAGCCCTTGCTTAATGTGAGTCCTGTGGTTGCAGGGAAAACACTTGTAAATGTATATGTCGTCCATGTAGTGCTTAAGGCAATTTGCCCTATAATCACAGGGGAAGGAGCAGATGTTCCAGAACCGGTATCTTGAAACATATAAAGAGAAATTGTCGCAGGAGAAGCACCTCCATTTTGAGCCTGTATAGACACCGTATATTGCTGGTTTGCAAGAGAGTTAATATGGAGTGATATCGGAAATTGATAGCATTTCTGAGTATTCCCCGTGTTCGCACCGGAACAATCATGAGAAAGATAATATTCAGTGGAAACAAAATTTGTTACAGGAACATTACTTCCCAGAGGGAAAGGTATAAAGGTAACAGCGTCCGTACCACTTGTGTTTGTTTTAAAGAACTGTATGTCGGGATATTGAAACCCATCGTGTTGACTGGGTGCTACCACAATCTGCGTTGAACTGCTCAAGTTTACACTTGTATTAGATGACCCAGGGGCAAGGTTGTTAGGTTGTAGGTTTCTGTAAAACCCACCATTAACAATAAGGTTGTTAAAACTGTCCGTAGTCGTAACATTGCCGCCACTTCCAGAAACAAAGGGAAAATTGGCGCGTGTTATCTGGTTAGTTTGCGCATGGTTTACAATGGTGATGTAATAAGGATCTGGCTTTGTTGAATCCGTTTCGCTTACGGGATAGAAAAAGGGTATGGTATCTACACCATTTACATCACAAATAGTGCCTGCGGCGGATAGGGTCAAAGGGTTAGGAAGGGCTGTATAGGTATATGCACCAGGCGTTCCTGTTTGATAGTACCAGTTTTTAAGCGTTGTACGGCTATTATCGTGGTAGCATGTAATCTTGCCCGCGGACATGGCAGTACCATCTTTATCCACCAGAAAATCTTGTAGCATTGGTGCTGCTACAAGTAAATTTACGTTCCCTGAAAATGTTGACATAATCAATCCTTGACTACTATAATTACCGTTTAAACACTATAACTAATTACGAGACACTATGTTAAGTTGCATATTAATATTCATAATCTTCTATGCCATCGCTAGGTTTTTCCTTGGCTACTGGCTTGATGATGATGAAGAAAGCAAAGAACTAGATAGAAGATATCTTTAGTCATGGTTCATGATGTGCTTTATGTAAGCCGCACCTGGAACCGCTCCTAACATACTTCCAATCAAAGTATTTCTGTACGGCAAGAACCTTTTGTAATTGCTGTACTCTTTCCTTCCCTGTGTTTCTAAGTCTGCTATTTTCTTTTTCCCAGTTTTTTTAAGATGTTCCATTGCATTTTTTATGTATTCTTCTCTTATCTTGTCCAGTTCTCGGGCTGTCAAACGTTCGGAAGCGGTGGTTTTAGGCCTGCTAAATAAGCTTGCAATTGCACCTATGATTCCTTTATGGTTTTCTGCTGTTGGGTGTTGCAGCTCTCTGCTAATATCCCCGAGAGCTGATTGCAAATCGTGGTATGCAGGATAAGATCCTTGGGATGCTTGAGACATGAGGTTGCCAAGCTGTAATTTGCTGGGTTGCAAGTGCTTAGATAGCATTTGATATTCCATGTCCCTAATAAAGTTTCCGCTCATGGGGATACCAATATTTTCCCCGCCTGCTAACTTTCTCGCTTTTTCCAATTTCTTAGCAGCCAATCTTTGGGTCATCGGAGTTTCTTTTACGAACTTAATTGCTTTTCCTGCAGCAGGAGCCAAAGCACCAAAGGCCGCACCACTCTTTCTATTTTCTGATTCAGCAGCACCAAGAAGAGAATCAAGGGCAACCCTAGGCAGTACCTTCCCTCCAAATAATGCACGTCCTGCGCCTGACTCAGCCGCCAATGCAGGAGATCCGATAAATGGCGCAATAAACTCCCCAACCTTTTCGGATGTTTGTCCTATATCTGTGTTTGGTGCATATTGTTTTAAGTTTGCCCTAGGAACCTGAAAAGCAGGGTTTCCTGTTGCCCAAGAATATGCATCAAAAAGAAACTGTGCTACGTTTGCACCAATGTCATTAAGCCCATGGGCAATACCAGCCCCTCCTCCACCAAGGGCCTCCCCTATCTTATGTAAAAGCGCCATGCCTTCCGATTGATGTTCTTTTGAAGGGAAGTTTATTTTTCTTGTGCTATCGGTCTTTTCACCAGGCCAGATTATTTTTCTCTGTGTCATTTAAGCCCCGCCTTCTTAAGTTGTGCGTCACTAATTCCAGCGGTCTTTAACAAATCCATTAAATCAATGTCGCCTGGCCTTTGTTGCATATAGTTAAAAATCAAAGTCTCGGGAACATCTATGCCATATTTTTTTTGTATTTGTTTTGAAAACTTAGCAGCCTGCGTGAGGTCAATATTGTCTCTGTTGTTCTCATCTTCTTTGTCCATGGGAGCATTGCTTTCTGTCTCCCCACCTTGTTCGAAAAGCCAAGGGTTTTGTTTCATCATGCGTTTCAAGCCTTGTTCTGGGGTTTCATTTTTCTTCAAAGAAAAAGTTTCTTCCGCGTCACGACGCGTAAGCTTATGTGTTTGTATTGCGATGTTCTTAAAGTTGTTTATTTTGTCCGCGAAGGCATTTTGCTCCTTTGCCAATCCTGAACTTATATGTGTGCCAAACATGCCATTGAATGCATTTATTAAATGCTTGCCCATATCTCCGAGATAGTTTTCGGTTGTTCCTGCAGCCCCTGAAATAGCTACTTTCCCCTTGCCTGCCTTTGATAAATTGGCTGCATATCCCTTGGCCTCTTGTACGTCTTTGTTAACTTGGTTGGCATAGGTTGGTAGTTTATTTGGATGGATTCCTGTAAATTCCTTTCCACCATAAGGCAGCGCTTGCATTATCATATTGCCAAGTGCTTCCTGGAACTGTGGGTTTTGTAAAAACATAGGCGTCGTTGCAAGAGTTGCTAATGGGCCTAACTTTTTAGAAAAAATATCTGCCTCAATTTCTTGTGGAAGATAAGCAGCTTTCATTCCTTGCGAATAACCATGCAATGCATTAGAAACAAGGTTCGCAAAAGGGTTTACCTCTTGTGGCTTTAAAGGACGAGCTTGTGAAAATGTAAATGTCATGATTTAGTCCTTACATTATAAAAACGCACCAAAAAGACCAAGACCAGAACCAATGCTTGACCATAATGAATTATTCGCATTGTTCTTTCCGGCGGTTCCTTCATAGGAATAATTTCCTTGTTGGGCAAGCGCTTGTGCAATCATGTCTGCCATAGATTTTCCAGCATCCGCCCCTTGATGAGAAAGATCTTGCATGCCGTGAAGACCTTCACCGTATAACCCAGTTGCTCCAGTCATGTAATTGTAATAATCCTGGTTGGCAAGGTTCGTGGCCAACTCCATATTGTGCTGTTGGTGTTCAGGGCTTCCTGCCATTCCTCCTGCTGCTGCCTGATGCCCAGAACCTTGCAAAGCCTGTTGTACGGCAAACCTAAACCCCGGAGACTCGTGAAAGCTTTTACCAATGTCGTTATATTTTCCGCCTGGATCGTTTGTTAATGTGTCATACTGTCCTTGAAGCTTCGGCAATGTGTCTTTGCCAGCATTGAACCATGGCGTATAATATGGAGAAGTAGCCCCTGGTATTTTGTTTATATAATCGTTGGCAGCATCTGCTGGGTTCTTGTTGCCCCCAAAAAAATAGCCTCCAAGGCCGCCAAGTATTCCACCAGCCCCAAGTCCTAGACCTAATCTTCCAGTGTCCGTAAGTGCCATGTTCTTGTCCTTAAGTAATCGTAAACGTCCACCACTTCACGCCTGTAATGTTAGGAGGCGTTCTTGTGTCAAAAGCAATAATAAAAATCTGTGGCAATGAAAGCGTCGTATTAAAAGCAGTCTGGCCACTTACATTGTCAAGCCCTGGTGGTAGAGGAGATCCAATATAAGGGCTATAAATCGCCACAACCTCATTTGCCTCATCTGTAGTAATCGACGGAAACAAAATACCAGTGTTGCGAAAGTTCTTCTGCAGCGCCTGAAAAAGGCTTGCAAACCCAAGAGACCAAAGAGGGCTTAAGTGCCCATCCTTGTCTATTGTAGGGGTTTCCCTTGGTAGGTCTGGGAATATGGCTTTTGGGTTTTGTGTAAGTGCCATCTTTATGTCCTCGCACTTACAAGGCCATCAGTGGCCACAAAACGCCCAAGACCCCAAAACTTAAATTGAGGCACAAAATCATTTGCTATTCCTATTTGCCACCACATAAGGCGGTTCTTACGATGACCTATGGGGGGCAGGTAATACGCCCATTCGTTTCCAAAGGTAGCCCCTCCATCTGTTGATATAGATAGGTCTACATGCGGCAATGAAAGGTTTGTCGTTCCCGTGTTGGCGTTTTGTTGAGCAATAAGCCATGCAGATTGCGCCGCGTTTGTTTGTTGGGTCACGAAGAACGTTCCATCTTGTGCAATGAGCGGCATATCATCTTGTGTTACAAGCCTATCTGATTTTCCTTGTGTGATTAGGATGTTTCTATCCTGTGTAATAAGGATGATTTCTCCTAGGTCTTGTTGCTGGTAGTCTGTCTCGCCACTCTCAATCGTAAATCCTAAGTCATTGATGATTTCGTAACACTGATCAGGGGTGCGAACGTTCGCGCAAGTGCGAATTCTGGGTACTTCATGTATCTCTTTTACACCTTGGCTATTCACGTCTTGGTAGGTGTAAAAGGTCGTATCAAAGGCGTATAGACAGCCTGTGTTCTTGGACACGAAGTAATATTGGTTATTGAAGAACGCTATTTCTGCGGCAATAAAGTAATTTAGGTTTTGGTCGCATGCATGATAGAACTTGTCAGCGTTAAAATCGTAGAACAATGACAGGTTGTCACTGTAAAAGTTTATGTGGTAGAAAAGATGGCCATCTTGCCTGTACAGGAACCCTTGAGAATCTTGTGGGTTTTGCAATGTTGAGAACAAAAAATCTATGCCATCAGTGGTTATCTTCTTAGGCATCCCCCCATCGCTATAAACGATTATGGGCCCTGACTTCTCATTTTGAGCAAGCCATACCACAATCTCATCCATATAAGCCACAGTAGCAGGACTTAGGCACCCGTAGTCTATGTTGAACTGATTAGTTCTTTGATATGGAAACCCTTGAGCGCCTGTATCGAACCATGCTTCTGTGACTATGCTTCCCATGACAAAGATCATATTTCCCTTAGAAGGGAAACGAACAACGGCTTGTGTGTTATCAGGCTTTGTCTGTAGAAGTCCAATGCCTGCTGCATTGTCAGGCCACGCGCTTACACCCACAGTTCCTGAAGCGTCTGTGGCCAAGGGGTTCACGTTGTTTATTGCATCACTAAAAGTACCAAAAACCTGGAAAGTGTTTCCAGAAAAGTTTCCAGCATAATAAATTGTTCCAGGTATCAGGGTGGTGGTTCCAACAAATACAATCTGGCTTCCTGCAGAAATTGTTAGTGGGTTTGTGGGAGTAACAACATTGGCCGCACTCGTAAAAGGGGTTGAATCCAAATAACCTTCGTTGCTTAAAGATATATGCCATGTGTTGTTAGCAGGCGTTACCGCGAGAGACGCTGAATTGTCGTTCTTGGCGGCAAGAATAAAATAGGTATCATGGAACGTTAGGTATCCTGGGGTGAAAGTCAAAGGAACGGTGACAAATGTCGGATTAGGCGCAAGTGATGGGTCATAAATATAGAATGCTGTTCCGTCTGAAATTCCAATCTGAGGCTTGTTGTTCTCTTGGATAAATACGGGGCCTGTTGAAGTTTGTAGCGTTCCTATCGGAATGGCTTGAGAAAAGACAACTCGGTTCATCTGGATATTAAATTCTATGTTTACGAGATATGCCTGGTTTCCCATTACAGTTACTATTCTGTCAAACTTAGTGCTGGTGAATGCCCCCCTTCCCTCTTTTGCATTGTTGAAATTTGAGGCGTCCATGGCTATTTGGTAGCCAGCATATGGAACCATGAACTTGTCACTCATGAACATGTTGTAGGTTTTTTCAATATTGATTTTTGGATAGCGACCGAATATAGAACTCCCAACGATGTTCAATGGAAATTGCCTAAAGTTCTGCCCTCTGGTTATCATGGACGCCACCCATGGCCTATGTTTACATCTCCCCAGTTGTATCCTGGGTTTGAGTTCGCGTACAAAATAGATAGCTTCTTGCCACTTAAATCAGGTGGCCCCATATACATGAGTTTTCTTTGATATGATGTAAGTATTTTTTCTGATTCTGGATTAAACAAAATTCCGTACTCACTGCACATATATTGTGCAAGTTTGTAGCGCAAGTATTCTATGTAGGAAGTGTCATATCCCTGTATTCCGTTATTGATAAATGTATAGGTCGTGTAGTTAGGAATATTGTATGGATTTGTAAAGCTCTGTGTTACGTCTTGTAAATCAGTGGTCAATGTCACGTCCACAAGAAATATTTTCGCCTTCATCTTCATTACGTAAGGCTGATCGGGAATAAAATAGGCACCAAAGGTACCCCCTCCCACACCACGTTCAACATTGTAGGAAAATGGCAACGTATAAATATTGTCTACACGGGAAGA